TCTAATTACCGAGAATTCTTGAGTTCTCGGTTCTAATCAATTTATCATTCACGTACTGCGATGATCTATCATAGGTCATCGCTTTTCTTGTATCATTGAGTACTTGCTGTAAATAGTTCGGTCTAAGGACATAAATCAATCTTTTCTCATTGTTCTTACGAACCTCGTATTCATAATTACTGATTCCTATCACGGGATTTAGAGTTGCATTTGGGTTTTCTGGATTTGGAATTGTGAAATCCGAATCCACAATCTTACCGGCAGGTAGAATTAAACAATCTCTCGAATTTCTGATCTCTGTGGTCTCATAATGATGAATGGCATTGAGATCATTACCATAAAGATTCTCGGAATACTCATAGAGTTTCTGATCTGATAGTGGCCACTGATCTCTGATTCTTGTGATATTGGCACAGATCAGTACGATCCAATCATACTGTGGACTACCATAGAGTTCTTCGGCAACCAGATCCGGTCTATAACCATCGGGAATCTGATACTTGTTAAAGATGGTAAAGACGTTCTGAAGATCATCACGTAACTTCACTCTTCTGAACAGATTCTTTGCCAGAAGATAATCATTCGATGACTTTCTAGAAGATAAGAACGATGGGTATTCTAAATTTGATAGTTCTCGAAAGTAAGACATCAGAATCCTGTTCCTGGTAATTTAAAGGTTTCGTAATCCTCCGGATTTGACAGATAATCTTCTCTGTAAATCGGAGTGAGTTCTTGGAATTGTAGAGCCAAATTCATACTCACGGGTGTTGCATCAGAATATGTCATATACTGACCAGAATTATTATAATTAACGCTCATCTGAGTTAGAGCACAAGTTTTGAATTGATGTAAGAAAGGGTGTTGTTTACCCCCACTCATGTATTCAAGTTTATAAACATTCGGGGCCTTTATGAACAGCCCTTGACCCTGAACATTAGGATTACCCTTTCTCGGAGACATTGTAATTTTCAAAAGTCTTATGATGTCTTTAACCGTATTGGCCTCTTTTTGGGATCTTGGTACGATATCAAAACTGAAGTTAAATGCCGGTCTCATTATAATTCCGTCAAAAAGAATTTCGGCATTCTGATTGAAAACCGCACCAGTGGCTCTTGTTAGAGCGGCATTAATATCACCTTGACCAAGTGCGGCCATTTGAGCAGCAGCCGCAGTGAGTGCCGCAACGGCCTTTTGACCTTCACCGGTACTAATTGCTGTAGTTAAATCTGTCCCGGCATTTTTTAATGAGTTAGTTGTCGAATCAATTGGATTTCCACTCAAAACTACTTTATTGACTCCCGCCACAATTTGAGTTTGCAAGGGATTCATAGTCCCAGAAGTCCAACTGGCGGCCGTACTATCTTGAATATTAGCAGGCATCGGTAATATAATTGTACCCTTTATCAATTTTTTTAGGTCATTATCGTTCTTTATAAGCTCATCATTAAAGGCATCCTCAAAAGTTCTCAAGGCAAAACCTCCACCAAGATTCAATCCTGGTGCCTTATACTCTAGAATCTGAATCTTAAAATAATCATCACCCGACTCAACATTTGATATTGGATATCTAAGAATTGGTGCTGGTGTGGTTTTCATTTATTTTTTTGAGTATTTATCAATGTTCCTTTCATCCGCGATGTCTTTAGCATCGCGGTAGTTCAGTTTTGTATGATTTTCCTATAAGGTATTGTTCTCAGTGTTGCGAGTTCAGTCCCAGTAACCTCATAAAGAGGGCTCACGAGTCTTGTACCATCTTCCGTATTGTACTGGCGAATCTGATTGAACCAATGGAAATTAAGACCATTGAATCCTCGTGGTAATAGAATTCCACCCTTAATCAGAGGATGTCGGTCATAACGAATACCAGGAGTCTTGGCATAATATACAAAGGTGTAATACTTTCCGATTTCAATATAATTTCTCGGAGTATTTTCGGCAAGTCTCAGAATCTCGTCCATAAGCTCCTCTGGGGTCTCATTTCCTCTTAGGGACTCCTTTAGGTCTCTGAATCTGTTGGGCTTCTGTGGTGGCTTCTTGGGGCCTCCACGTTGATAATCTCGATCCCCCTTGATGAGTTTGATCAGTTGATCCTTAGGGAGTTTTGAATATCCACTCATACTACCCTTACCCAGGGCAGTTTCATAATAGATGTTATATCTCTTGGCGATTTCTACAAGTTCATTCTTTGAATAATTTTCAAGTGGCTTTTCGTGTCCGGTAATAATCATCTTTTTATGTTTAGATCGTCTTCTGTAAGAACCCTGAACTCATAACCATTATCGGCACACCATTTTTTTGCGGCATCCCATTTACTTTGATTTTTTGCATATTCCATGGACTCATAGAGATAGCCTTTGGTTTTTCTCTTCGGAACCTGTGGCGGAACTGTTTGTTTCTTGGGCTTAATCTCTATCATGTACTTTTTGATTGTGCCATCGGACATTCTTTCTTTAACAAGAAAATCCGGGAAGTATCGTCTAATCTTTCCATCAATCGGAGATCTGTAAGGAATTGCCCGCTCCTCACTCTCCCACGAAATTATATTTTCATCGGTATCACACTTGACCATGTACTTCCTTTCCCACAAGGATCTGTAGATCACATTTTGGGGATCACCATTGTACTTTTGAGGATTCTTGAGTTTGTATCTACCCTTATAAGACATCTAAATACTCTTAGAATAAAACTCATAAAAGGTATTTAGGAGTGGTAAGACCTCGTAGAATATCGGACATAAAACCCTTATTTGGTGGACTGGCCCAAACATCACACTATGAGGTAAAATTTGGCGGTCTTCCACCCGAACTCATTTCTTATTTGAGACGACGTGGTATTTCCTCACGATTCATTGCCGAGGATGCGGGTCTGTTGTGCTTCAATGCAATGCTTCCGACAACTCAAATTGGAACAACGGATGTAAATGGTAACTTTGTTGGCATTACCGAAACCTTTGCGAACCGAAGGCAATATCAAGATATGAGTCTCGAATTTTATGTCGATAGGAATTATAATACACTGAAACTTCTGGAGCACTGGATGGAATTTATTGCCAGTGGATCCAGTAATCCAATAGATTCATCACTGGATCCTGTTCCGGCTAATCTTAATACGGGATATTTCATGAGAATGCAATATCCGGAGTATTATAAATCGAATACAACGAGAATTGTAAAATTCGATCGAGATTATCGAAGAGAACTCGAATACACATTTATAGGTCTGTATCCTTATAATATCGCTCCTATTCCGGTTGCATATAGCCAATCAAATGTTCTTCAGTTTCAGGCATCGTTCAAGATTGATCGCTATGTGATTGGAAAGTCGAGAAGTCTTGATATTAATCAAAATCAAGATAATAATAAAGAGCCGAATCAGTCAACTCCAACATCACCATCGGCACCACAACAAAGACTTATTCCGAGATCACCTGGCTCTGTTCCTTCTAATGGCGTTGAGCAATTCCAAGAAGGTAAGACGCTTTATGAGTCCTTATACAAACCTAAATAATTGAATGATGCTTTATAATTTATATGCCTTTACCCAAGATTCCCACACCTCAATATACACTGACGATACCCTCACTCCAAAAGGAAATTAAGTATCGTCCTTTTCTTGTCAAAGAGGAGAAGATTCTTATTATTGCCATGGAGAGTGAAGATCCAAAACAAATTACGGATGCAGTCAAGACCATTATCTCCAATTGTATTATAACTAGAGGAATTAAGGTCGATCAACTGGCAACCTTTGATATTGAATATCTGTTCCTCAACATTAGAGGTAAGTCCGTGGGTGAGGCCGTTGACATCTTAATCACCTGCCCTGACGATGGTAAGACTCAAGTTCCGGTTAGTATTAATCTGGATGAAATTGAAATTAAGATCGATGAGGATCACTCCAGAGATATTAAACTTGGTGGTGATTATACATTGAGGATGAAGTATCCATCAATGGATAAGTTTATTGAGGCAAACTTTATTGGAGGTGGAGACCCATCTAAAATATCCGTCGATGATACCTTTAACATGATTACGTCTTGTATTGATCAGGTTTATAGTGAAGACGAATCCTGGATTGCATCAGAATGTAGTAAAAAAGAACTCATGGATTTTGTGGAGCAACTAACTCCGACGCAGTTCAGACAAATTGAAAAGTTTTTTGAGACGATTCCCAAACTTTCTCACGAACTCGTCATCATGAATCCCAATACCGGAGCTGAAAATAAAGTCGTAATTGAGGGCCTCACAAGTTTTTTCGCCTAGGTATGGCCCATGAAACACTGGAGTCATACTATAAGACGAACTTCGCACTTCTTCAACATCGACAGCATTCATTAACTGAACTAGAAGAAATGTTGCCATGGGAACGAGAGATTTATATTGCACTTCTTAAACAAAAAATAGAAGAAGAAAATCTAAGAAACCAAAATGGCTGATATTGATCCCGCCGCCCTGGAAAAATCTGGTATTGATCCTGATACCGGAGCACCGCTTTCTCAGAGTGTAAGAAGTGCTCTGAAAACTTCGACTCTGAATCTTGAGGCGTTCAAACGACAGAAAGAAGAGGATGATCGTCAAAGTATTGCACTGGTTCAGGCTCAACAGGCGACATTCAATAACTTTGGATCGAGTATAGAATCCCTTCGTAATGATATTGGTAAATTGAGTACGGGCCTTAATGGCATAGCACTTCTTTTACAGAAGGATGGTCTTGAGGAACAAAATCGTATTCGGACAGAGCAAGAAAATGAAAAAAGACTTGCCGATAAGCAGGTAAGAATCGGCAAAGAGAATGCAATAGAGCAAAAAATTCAGAATGCCATTGTCGAGCCCGTTCAAAAATTAACACCAAAACTCAATAATGTTTTTGGGAATGTTGGTACGGCACTTGGTTTTCTTTTTGGTGGATGGCTCACAAAACAAATAATTGATGGTATAAAGGCTCAAGAAGATAATAATACTAAAAAGTTTGATGAGATCAAGTACAATATACTCAAAAATGTTGGTATTGTTGCCGGAGGCTTTCTTGCGATTAAGGTTGGCTTTGGTCTTATAACACGAACCATAGCAAACGTTGCACTCGGTCTTGGCAAACTATTGATAGCAAAGCCATTAAGTGCCCTTGCATCGACCCTTCGATTGCCCGGTACAGGAAATCCAAAACCATCTGGTGGACCGGGTGTTGTCGGCGGAATCATTAATGGTCTTTCTGGTGTTATGAACTTTTTGAATGAGGAGCATGTTGATACTGCCTTGGCCGCACTTACATTTGTTCCGGGTG